CCACAGTCCATTTCCATGGAACAAATCATGGGCCTAGCGCAGCAAGCAGGCAGCGAGCAACTATCGCAGCTTCCCATGCTGATTGTGGAACAGCCAGACGTAGCAGCGTCCATCGTGCAAGCTGCTCTGGGGATTGACCTCTCTGAATGCAAGCGCATGGTTAAGGAGCTAGCTGAGACAGGTGAAACTTCATACGACGAAGAGTATGTCTCTCGCAACTTGCCAACCGTGCAAGCTCTCAAGCCTTGGGACGAAATCATCTTCCCGCCTGAGACAGCAGACTTGCAGAGAAGCAGGGTTATTTTCCGCAGAACGTGGATGAGCGAAGTGGAGCTACGCGAGAAAATCACCACAGACGGTTGGGATCCAGACTGGGTTGAGAGAGCATTACAGCAGATTGGCAAGAGCAGCACGCTCTACAACATCAACCTGCTCCCTACGACGACGATGCTCGTCTACAACGGGGTCAACTACAACAACATGGTTGAAGTGGTGTATGCATACCAGAAGAGCTTGGACGGAAAAGCTCCCTGCATTTACTACACCGTGTTCTGTCCGCAGGCTGCGAGCAATAGGCGTGAGGATGACGCAAGCTGGGCTATCTACGAAAAGCTGGACTACGCACATGGCGAGTATCCGTTCGTGGAGTTCCGCAGAGAACAGCTCCGCAGAGCGATTGCAGATAGTCGCGGGATTCCTGAGCTGGCGATGACCGATCAAGACGAGATTAAGGCGCAGCACGACTCTATCCGCGATTACACAGCATTCGCAACGCTGCCTCCCATCAAGGTGGTCAAGCGCATCGGAGCCATCAACAAGGTTGGCCCAGGCGTGCAACTGCCAGTGACGCAGCGGGACGATTACACATGGATGGAGCCTCCGGCACGGGAGCCAAGCACAGCGTTCAACCTCATCAAGTCCGTGGAGATGCGGCACTGCGCGTACTTCGGAGTCTCGCACGAGCTTGTGAATCCGGTCAGGACGCAAACGCTCCAGCAGTTGCTCGTGAACAACTGGCTTATGAGCTGGAGAGGCGTGTTCCGGCAAGTGTTTGCTCTGTGCTCACAGTTCCTCTCACCAGAAGAGATTGCAGCGATTACTGGAGGCTTCCAGATTCCGCAGAACCTGTCGGCTATCCACAACGAGTTCGACATCAACATCCGCTTTGATGTCAAGGACATGAACCCTGACTACATCGACAAGAAGATTCAGTTCTTGCAAGTCATTAGCCAGATGGATGCTGGCGGGGCCATTGATAAGAACGCCTTAACCCGCATGATGCTGCAAGCTGTGGCACCAGAGGTTGCGAACCAGCTTATCGTGAACCAAGCGCAAGCAAGCCAGCAGATGTACAAGGACGTGCAGAGCGACATTGCCAACATGCTGCTAGGCAACGAGGCCATTTACTCTGAGAACGATCCAGCCGCACAGACCAAGATGCAGTTTGTGCAGGACATCATGTCAAAGAACCCGAAAGCGCAAGCGGCATTGCAGCAGGACGAGAACTTCAAAGCTCTGTTTGAGAACTATGTGAAGAACATCCAGATGAGCCTCATGCAACAGCAGAACGCTCAGATTGGGAGATTGGGAGTGAACCAAGTTAACAGTCCTGCGTAATGCCAAAGCCTGCCCCAAAAGAAGACTTCTTAAGCAGGGTTACGCAGGCAATAGAGCGAACACGGCAAGCGTACCTAGAGAACAAGACAACGGCAGAAGACCCGTATGGACTGCCACTAGAACTCAGGAGAGGGGGTTCCGTTTCGCCGCTGGAGCTTGCTCAGAGATACTACGGCTCCGCTCTAGAAGAGCAGATGGCAGCAGCACGGCAGTATGCACTGGAGGCGCAGCAGAAACGCGAGACAAGCCCAGAGGATTATCCGTTTGTTGTTCCACAGGCATACTACGATGCGATGTCACAGCAAGTGCCAGTCCGTTTCGCAAGATTAGGCACAGTTGCACACTACGATCCAGAAACCAATGTCGCGGCGATACCAGTGCCAACGGATTACATCAAACAGCAAAGCGGAGGGTATTTGCAAGAATCAGAAAGAGAGCAGCACGCAAGAGCCAATGACCTAATTGACCAAGAAATGAACATGCGCTCAATTGTAGAGAACCTGCCAGAGAGATATGCAGGAACAATTGAACACGAAGTAATGCACTCCGTTGCTCCGTTCAAAATGGAGACAGGCAAAATCTCCTCAAGGGACGCAGGCTACATGGGAGATGAAGGACACCTTGCCTTGGGGCTTACGAAGATTCAAAGAGAGTACTACAGAAACATGGGCGAGCGGCTAGACCCGCAGAAGTTCAACGACCTGGTGATGAATCTTGCTAGCATGGAGAACCCAGAGGAAGCCATGAGCGAGTATTCCACAGAGGCAAAAAGAGCACTCAGGACGCAAATCAAGAACGCCAAGCCTATCCTGGAGTACAAGCGGAATCTAGAGGAGTACAACAGCAAGCTAAAGGAGTACGAACAACTACCAAGGTGGAAGCAGTTCCTACAGGGCAGACCGTACCGCTCGCCTAGCAAGCTCTCAGCTCCAACACGAAACATGCTTTTCCTCAACCAGAGCGCAAACCTTATCCCTGCGCTAGTTAGCACGGGCTCAAACAGAAACACAACAGCATGACCGAAGAACAAGCACTAGCATTCAGCTTCACTGGCGAGAACAAGCTATGGGACAATATTTTGGCTGTAGTTGACTCGTACATTGAGCGTGAAGTTTTCTCTGCAATCGACAGAAATACCGCTGGAGAAGCCAGAATACACGCTGCCGGACGAGCGGACGGGGCTAATGGACTCAAGGAAACTTTGCTATGGTTTAGAGAGGAAGCCCTTAAAAAAAGAGGGTTGACAGATACAGATTTGACCGCATAGTGCGGTTAATTGCCTGCTAGTCTGGGCAACAACAAACAGACTTGGTTAATGATAGCGGTTCTTGCACCGCAATAAAACAGCATGCCACAAGATGAAACACAACCTGTGTCGCAGTCGCAGGGGGAAGAAAGTTCTGCGGAACAAGTCGGTTTGCTCGATGAGTATTCGCTTAGTGCGATGATCAAAGACACGTTCCTATCCGACGAGGGACAAGCACAAGCTCCCGCTCAAGAGGAGCAATCGGCAGAGGAGGAGGAAGAGCCGCAGGCTGAAGAAGCCGAAGCTGAAGAATCCGAATCTGAAACGCAGGAAGAATCGGAAGAAGAATCCGAAGAATCCAGCGACGATGTGTCCAAGGGCGTTCAAAAGCGAATCAACAAGTTAGTTGCCGCTAAGAAAGCTGCCCTTGCTGAAGCGCAAGCCTACAAGGAGAAACTCACGGAGCTTGAGAGCAAGCTCAGTCAGGCTCCAGCCCAGGTCGCAAAGCAGGAGAATATCTCTGATGCAGTTGCCAAGCTCACGAGTGTTGAGCAGGTGGATGCAGAGTGGAGAAAAGCTACTGAGGTGCTGATGTGGTGCGAGGAGAATCCAGATGGCGGCGTTATTCAGATGCCTAATGGCGAAGAAGCTGATGTGGATGAATCCCAAGTGCGGCAAATGAAGAAACTTGCGCTCCGGCGTAGGGAACTGGAGTTGCCAGCACGAAGACAATATCTGCTAGTTGAGCGAGAAGCTGAAGCTCAGACGGTGAAGGAGTTCCCATGGTGGAAAGACCCTTCTACGAAAGAGTATCAGACCGCCCAGCAGGTGTTGAGGGACTTCCCAGAGATTCGGGCCAAAAGAGCAGACTACAAACACATCGCTGGGATTGTTGTTCTGGGACTCCAAGCATACCAAAACATGCATGGGAAACAGGCAGCAGCACCCAAGCCTATCAAGCGAGCACCAAGCCAACCCGCAATCAAGGCTGCGCCTATGGTTAAGGACAATGGCAAAAAGGTGTTTGATAGCTTCGCTAGAAACAACGGTGACTCAAAGCTGTTCTCTGACCTGCTCAAAGCCAAAGGTTTCGTAGATTAACAACTCAATACTATGCCTCTATTAACTGAACCCAACCTCTCTGGTCGCGGTAAACGCGAAGACCTCATGGACATGATTGCCTTGGTGGATGCCAAGGACACGCCATTTACTTCAATGGCGCGTAAAGGCTCCAAGCCTGGCAACATGTACTTCCGCTGGCAAGCTGACCAGAACCCTGGTGTTACTGTCGGTGGTGTCGTAGACGGAACGGATGTGACTTCGTACTCCAACTTTGTTGTTGGGTATCGCAAGGAACTCGCCAACTACGCGCAGATTTTCCGGCAAACCGTTCGTGTGTCCAAGCTCACGCAGGACATCGCAGACGTTGCAGGGATTCGCGACGAGTTGAGCGACAACATCGCCAAGGCCATCATCGCCATCAAGCGTTCGATGGAAGCGACGTTCACGTCCGACCAGCTTGGTCAACCCGACAACGGCACGACAAATCCTTACCTCACGGCAGGGGTACAAGCGTGGATTGGCGGCGACAACATCGGCACTGGGCTGAACATCGGCACGACCGCTCCGGTTGGCGCACCGTCGTTCATCACTCCTGCAAACAGCATCGTTGGAACTGGCACTGCCCTTGGCACGAGCCTGACCGACACGGTTGTACAGAACCTGCTCAAGTCGATCTACGACCAGACGGGCAAGTACAAGTCCTTCGACGCGATTGTTGGAACTGACCTCAAGCGTGCATTCACGAGCTTGCTCGGCACGACTGCGCTCACGACCACGACCACCGCTGGTGTGACTGGCTCTGGCGCAACGAAGGTGCAGACCTTCCAGCGTGATGCTGCTGCTGACACGTTCATCCAGAGCGTTGACGTGTTCCAAGGGGACTTCGGGACGGTGCGCTTGCACCCAACGACGTTCTTGGGAACTATCTCCGGCTCCACTTGGACGCAGAACACGGCTCGTGGGCTTGTGCTCGACATGGACTTGATTGAAGTCCGCTACGGTGGGAACGTCGCCAATGTCACGGC